TGGTTTTGGATATACTGGAGTTCCTACTATTAAATTCTCATCTCCACCTGAGGGAAGTGGATTTACAACTGCTACTGCCACAGCAACAGTCAGTAGTGGAGGAACCATCACAGGAATCACAGTTACTAATGCTGGAACTGGTTACACTAATACTAAACCACCTGTGATACAGATAGCCCCACCTAAACCTGTGATAGAGTTTAATGTAGATGTGAATTCATATTCAGGTGACTTTGGTGAGATTGTTGGTCTAGGAACTACAACTGTTGGTGGAAAGAACCAATTAATCTTTGACTTCTTTATATCTGAAAACTCTATATTAAGGGATGGTTCTGGAGCAAAATCACCAGTTGGTGCTGCTGTCACAGTTAGTGGAATCAGCACAGGTGACTTCTTTGTAGTTGAAAATAGTAATCATCTCTTCACTAGAGGTGAGGGTGTTAACACACCAACCAGTTTGATCATAACTAATGCTGGTTCTGGATATAAAGCAGAAGATGGCAACAGTAGTGGAACTAGATTAAATCAAGGAACCACAGGTGGTGCTGGCAATGGACTAAGAGTGGATGTAGTTGTAAGTAGTGGTAATATCACTGCAGTTACAATTAGAGATCAAGGATCAGGTTACAAACTTGATGATACTATTAATCTTAGTGCTTCTCCTGGTTCAGGTTGTCAATTCCAAATAAATAAAGCATTTGGAACTTTAGAAACTAGAGGAGCAACTAACACTGGACTTAAAGTTGGTGCTACCACATCATTCTTAGATTGTGTATATCAAGTAGCAAGTTTTGAAGATGTTGATCTTCCAAACACATCTATTGGTATTGCTACTGTTGGAAGTGGTAAAACCACTTGTAGAAGAGTGTTTACCAACATTGCTGGATTAAGCACTGATAATTTCTCTTCTTCATTGATAACTTTTGATAGTACTGCTTTCACATTTGATACTAGAACATCTGAAACTTATACAGGTGCAATATCCTTTGTTTCTGATGTTGCTAGTTATAGTTGGGGTAAGATAGTGGTTGCTAGAGATCAATCTAACAACTTTGATTCTTACACTGGAAATGGTATGATAGGTCTAACCACATCTACCATAATCTCTAGATCTAAACCTCTTGAATTTAGAGACTATGCATCATAATAAATACTCTTACGGAAAACCTTTAGGTAAATAATGGCTAAATTAGGAATTAGTACAGGAACCACTCCCAATGATGGAACAGGTGACAGTCTGTTGGATGGTGCTGTTAAGGTTAATTCAAATTTTGATGAAGTCTATAATAAGATAGGAGATGGGACAGATTTATTTGTTGGAATTGTTAGTTCTATTACTGTATCAGGACCTCTAAGCATAAGCACCACTTTTGGTGCACCTGTCATAACTGGATTAGCAAACACTTCAAATATAAATGCAACCAACTTTCAAGTAACTGGTGTAGGAACTATAACAGGAACCACAAGGTTGGCAGGTATCAATACATTCTCTGCTGCTGGATACACTGTAGCAGGTTTAGTAACTGCAAGTAATATAATATCAAATGAAACTATTAAAGTAGCAGGTATAGTCACAACCTCTGAAGATGGTATAAATGTATCAGCTGGTGTTACTGCTAGGTCTTTAGCAATTCAGGATGTAACTACTCTTGATCATTTTGTTGGTTTAAACACTGTATTCATAGATCAAACTGGTGTTGCTGCTACTGCTATTAACATAACTGACACTGCAACCATAGGATTTGGATCTATATCTAGTGCAAACATCACTACTATAAATGCAAACACAGCAAATATAAACAGTGGTATATTAACAACTGCCACAGTTGGAACAGCAATTACTGTACATTCAAAAGGAATTGATGCAGGTCAAGCTGGTATTATAACTGCAAGTAGATTATTTGGTGCTGTAACTGGTGCTGTAACTGGAACAGCATCCTCTGCTACTGAAGCAGACTTAGCATATGGATTAACAGGAACACCTAGTATTGTGGTGGGTGTTGCAACTCTTGGTGGACATATATTCAATGCACCTGGTGCCTTTATATCAGGTATTCTTACTGCTACTTCATTCTCTGTTGGTACTAATCAAGTTGTAAGTAGTGCTAGACAATTGCAAAATATAGCAACACTAGATGCTACAACTAAAACAACAATAGAAACTGCCATATCTGGAGCACCAAATGACTTTGATGATTTAAATGTAGTGGGACTTGCCACTGTAAATAGATTGTTTGTAAGTGGAGATACAAGGGGATTAAATATTCTTGGTGTTACAACTGGTCTAAGTGCACCAGGCATTTCAACTCTTGGTATTGTTACTGGTGCAACTTCATTACAAGCAACTGATGTTTATACAAACTTCTTACATGGTAATGGTGCAAATATCACTGGTATCTCTACACTTAATATTACAGATTATGGTGTTGGATTAGGTGGAGGTGGTTCTGCTGGTATCACAGTTCAAGATGAAGGTTCTGCACTATCAACACTTGCTACTACACTCAACTTTGTAGGATCTGGTGTGGTTGCATCTGGATCTGGTGCTACAAAAACAATCACAGTTAATACTGGAACTGGTGATACAACTGATATCAGAACAAATACCCTAGTTGTTGGTGAATATTCATCTGGTATTTCCACATTTGCTGGAGCTATTGATGTCAATGATGGAGGTAATATTACTGGGGGTCTCACAGTAAATCAAATTAATATAAGTGGAGTATCAACTTTTGGTGGTAATGCTGATGTTAATGCAAATATAGATGTTAGTGGATCAGCAACTGTTCATAATGGATTAGTCGTAAATGGTGCTATTGCTGATATAAATCATCAGATAGTTGGTATTCAAACAAATAATATAATTCCATTCTACTATGCTAATGTAAGTGATTTCCCAAATGCTGGTACATATCATGGTGCAGTTGCTCATGGACACAATACTGGTTTAATGTATTTTGCACATGGTGGTGCTTGGTTAGAATTAGTCAGTAAAGATAGTTCTGG